GGAGCAGAGAAAAGGATTCCGAACTTAGACACGATCTCGGATGGAGAGCCTAGCGAGTCGATAGCAGCGAGACTTGGCCGAAATATGTAGTCGGTGTCGCCAAGGCTAACCCCGACCTCGCCCACAGAAGTGATTGCTCGCATTTTTAGCGCCTATAGAATTTATTTTATTTTATCATTCTTCTTGACTCAGCTTGATTATAAAGATATCGTAATTGTATTTTTCAGGATCAGAAGAATGCATTTGCATATAATTTCAAGAAAAACAGCCATAAAGCATGGTCTAAAGAAATATTTTGTTGGCAAACCTTGTGGAAATGGCGGAGTAGGCGAGAGGTATGTAAGGGGAGAGTGTCTGTGCGAGATTTGCAGGCTTGAAAAATACTCGAAAAAGAAAATCAGATATCACTCAAATATCGAGTTAAGCCGTGCTTGTCAGCAGGAATACGTGCAAAAAAAACTTGAGGAAGTGATTGGCTACAAGAAAATGTATTACCAGAAAAACAAGAAAGAAATTTACGAAAAGAGAAGGGCCTACATAAAGAGAAAGCCCGAACTGCATCAGGCTATGTCAATAAAAAGAAGGTGCGCATCCATTGAGAGAGTCGCGCCATGGTTTGGTGAGCTTGATAAATTTGTGGCTGAGGAGTCTAAATCATTAGCCATGGATAGAGAAATTGCAACAGGAATAAAATGGCACGTTGATCATTGTGTGCCACTTTTGTCAAAAACGGCCAGCGGGCTGCATTGCGCTACTAACCTTCAGGTAATTCCAGCATACGTAAACCTTTCAAAAATAAACAAAATGATCATGATCGAGCCATTCGACTGGATTTCTTATGCTTGATTTCTGTTGACGAAATTCTTGGAGTGGTTACACTGGGCGAACTCAAACGAATTTAAGGATGTGAAATGCTTACTCTTATGCTTGTGCTGGGCCTGTGTTCCGATGTTGGCTGCGATTACATTGACTTGACTGGCCGAGAGTCAGTGGTTAGCGATAGGGATTGCTTCGAGAAGGCTCAAGCCTACAACGATTACAATCGGTCAATTGGCGAGGACCCTAGATTCGCCTGCCTCGAGCCTGCCAAATATCTGGCGCTGGCAAAGAAGGAAATTTGAACAATAAAAAAGGCCCCGACAAAGGGGCCTTTGTGTATCTACTGCATTTACGCCGTGACAGTAACCACGGTTGTGTCACTTTTCGTAGGATCAACCACCGAAGTGGCGGTGATTGTTGAGCTGCCGACCGCGACGCCGCTGACCCGACCGCTAGAGTTGACGGTTGCATTTGCCGGGGTGCTTGAGGTCCACGTCACTGCTTGGTTGGCGGCTGCCGGGTTAACCGCGTGATCAATGTTGGTCACGTTGCCGACTTGGACAGTTGCGGTTGCTGGAGTGGTAACCACGGAGGTAACGGCAATCGGGGTTGCAACAACGATAACGCTAGGCAGACCACCTGGGCGCGAAGTTGCGCTTGCAGTGATGGAATAGGTGGCGATATCGTCGTATGGGAACTCTTGGCTGAACTCAGTCAGCACGCAGAAGCCGATTACGGTGTTGATCGGGCCTGTCAGACGCAGCCATACGTACGGTTGCGGGTCAGTGACGAAGTGGTCGAACAGAAGCTGTTGATTAGAAGTGGTGCCGTCGTCGCGCTTGGTCACGCCATCGATAGAAACTTCGAAGGTTTTGTATGTGATCAGGGTATCGCGAAAACTGCCGACTGAATCGTCAGCGGTAGCATCAACCGTGTCGGCACTCATAGTCAGCGACTTGTTGCGAGCGGCGCCAAGTGGTTGCCATGTCAGCGTGTCCGGATCAACATCACCGCAAGCCAGAGCAAATTCTGCTAGGACGCTCTTGCCGACGAATTTGGAACTTGCACAGTTAAGGGCCATTCTCGGCGCCTCCTATAAGGTTGTTGAGTATCGCCCACAACTGAGCGTATATTTCAAGCAATAGTTTAACACGTCAGCTCGAAATTAATTTCTAGCCAAGGTCGGTTTGTTTCTGTGTAATACGGTCCTTGAATCGAGCCAATCGGTCTAATTTGCATCATGCAGCTAGTAGAGAAGTTAGCGATTGCTGCGTCGAATAGGGATTCAATGAATAACTCTGTAGGCTCAACATCCCCAAGCGCACGACCATTAGCGCGACCAGTAACAATCACGCGAATATGCGGATACTGGATTTCACCATTTGGAGAACGCCCAGCATCAGACCATACCGCTACAAACTTCTTTGTCGAGTTATTTGTTTCTTCCCACATGCCACGACTAATTGTATAGCTAGCCGTAGAGACGTAAGCCTCTAGCCAGTCGCGGAATAGGTTAATTGGTGTGTGGCTCATTAGACTTTCATCCCGCGCTTAATGACTGCATCGATTGCCGCACGAGCATCTGAATCTTCGAATGCTTTGCGTAGGAATTCTGGTTCGCCGTCCGGATCCCAAAAGTTACCGCGTGATGGGTCGGATTTCGAGCGTGGAGTATTAGTGCCTTTCAGCGTGCCTTTCGCATCATGCACAGCAGCAGCATAAGCCGCCGTGTATCCGATTGCGCCAACAACACGAGTGCCATATGCAGTGATCTTGCGATACTGACTGTTGATCAGATTGCTCGTGTCGATTGGCGTCATGGTTGCCGCGAATCTAGCAGCGGTGATAAGGACTTCAGTTAGCGTCTTCTCTGCTTTCGGTCCTTGGATATCACCAAAGACGCGCTTGAGTTGCTGTCTGACTTCCTTGAGTCCGCGAACCGGCATCAGACAGTCTCCAGTTCGTACTCGTCTTCGTAGTTAAACGCAGACATGCCATGACGTGCGACTTTGCGGATCTCTGCTGCCTGTGCTTCATCCCATGCTTGCGAAGTGGTATCGCCGTATGCGATGCGGTCCAGATAGCGCGGACGAACATCGCCAGTGTAATAGACATCACGCGTCACGAACTCTGCGCCTTCAGTATCTCGCGACTGCCTCGATACGCCTTCGTGGCCGCAAAGGATTGTGTATGGCGTGCCGTATGTAACAGCGCCGCCCCACTCATTCTCTGCGATCCTTGGGTAGATCGTTGCGGTGTCGATCATGTACCACGCTGACATGAAGGCCATCAGCAGCACTTCCCGCCAGTCGATACCCATAGGCCAGCACTAGCGCCAGGCTCAGGCGGAATTACTGAGGCGGTACAACCAGAAGTGTCCAGCGCATTAAGAAGAGAGCGCAGAGAGCGATACCGGTCAACAAAAGAGCCCCAGCGAAAAGACTGAGAAGCACCAGACGGAGCAGTTTGCGAGCTGATCTGACGATCCACGTTGACATAGCCAGTCAACCCCAGCAGGTACAAATAGATAAGGGTCTGCGTCGACTCAGGGTAACCGGACCCATCTAGGCAAGGCTGAATGACTTCTACCGAATCAATCCATAGCTGCAAGATGAAATCAGGCGGAATCGGAATGCCGTACGCCAGAAAGTATTGCTTAATTTGCTCAAGCGTAGGCATTATCGATCCTTAATCTTCAAATAAATAGACCGAACAGCAGTGCGCCCGTCGACAGTGGTGATCGCGCAGGTGACATACCCAGTTGTTCCGTTCATGCCGCCAGACACCCACGCAGTCGCAGAAGTTGTCGTATTGCTAAACGAGTCCACCACGACGCCTACAGGCTCGAACTCAACGCTAACAATCGTGTCTTCGATATCAGCCAGGTATGCAGACCAGTCGAACGTGTAATCCAGAACCTCTTCAGGATCTTTAACAATCGTAGGCTTATCCGGACCTCCAGTGTATGTCTCTGTCATTCTGCGATGTTCCTGTTCTGAGGTTCTGGAGCTAGTTTTCTGTTCTGCGCTTCTAGTGCCGATACGCGATTCTGCGCAATCATCGAAACAATTCTTTTCTGCGCTACAGGATAAAAATGTCTTAGCTGAGCGTTAACCGGGTTAATGCGCACCTGAGCGCCTATAAACAGTGTTCTTTCAAGAGAGAATTCAACCTCTCCAGCCGAAGCCGATGCGGACATTATATCATCGGCGTTTGCTGCGAATAGGTTAGCGTAAATCTCTAGACTTGATTCGGACGATGCTGAGTCCAAGGATTCATTAATAGCTGAATCAGCCGATATAGAAACAGCCGACGACGAGGCAGATGAGTCGTTAGCCGCCTGAGACGACAGCGACGCACTCACACCAGACGACAGCGCACTAGATACAGAGTCAGACTGACCAGTTATTGAGGACTGAGCAGAGATCTCGACCGACGACAGCGACGAAGCTTGGTCATTCGCAAGCTGAACAGCTAACGATGCCGAGACAGAAGACTGGGAAGACGCTTGGCTTGATACCGAGTCGCCCTGGTTCGTCAGCGATGCAGACGCGGAAACACCGACCTGACCTTGGACAGACGCAGTATCTGACTGCATAGTAACTGCCGACTGAGCAGCAATCCCAGCAACAGAAGCAGACGATGCGGAGTCGTTACCCAGCGTTACAGCCAGAGTTGCATTAACTCCGCTTGCACCGAACGTCAGGTTGTCAGCGCTGAATTCTAGGAATGAAGCGTGGTTAGTTACTACAGTGTTGGCTGTAAGTGTTTCTGTTGTGCCGTTAGCGTATATCGCGCCAGTGTACACAGTGGCCGAGGACTGAGTGTGGTTCTGCCATATCTCGCAGATTATTACATCGCCTGCCAACGCGCTTACCGTCGACGATCCCGTGATGGTCGAGATATTCGTTCGTATAGATACCGCAGCTCCAGGCTCTTGACTGCCGGAAGACGCAAGGTTATCGCATACAGTTCCAACCTTCGCGCCTGTTGACGGTCGCCAAACATAAACATTGCACCTAAGATCGGCGCCGAAGTTCATATTAATACTGGCTTCTAGGTTAGCAATGTTTAGCGTAATCGTATTCGATCCGCCGCCTACACTCTGATTTGCGCTAAGCGTATCGGATGCAAAGAATCCACAGAAAGCGCTCTGTGGAGATGTGTTAGCTAAACTGTTTCCGCTTAGAGACCCCTGCCCTGCGCCCTTTGTTCCGCGCATAGTTAGCAGCGACGAAGAACCGGTCGCTGACCAGCTAGCAGTCTGCGATGATTGCTCTCCAGCAGGGAACGTGCCCGTTAGTGCATTAGCCGCCGCTAATAGGTATAGCTTGGTAGCCATACTTAAGCATTGCCGGTGGTCAGCGTGAAGGAGTTAACGGTCACGACTTGGGAGACGGCAATACTGGTGTTGTCGAGGATCATGTCGCCGCCGCCAGCAGTGATGGTTGCGGTGCCTTGCGCATGCGTGGTGGTGCCAGCAGTGTCGACGATGCGGAAATATCCAGCAGTACCAGCAGCAGCGCCAGTGCCCGACCATGTACCGGCCTTAGCCTTCACGCCAGATGCAGCGGCGCCCATCCAGTCAGACGGCAATGCCATCTCGACCAGCAGCGTACCGGTAGCAGCCGCCGCGCAGTTAGCCGGAACGGTGCCTGTGTAGATCCGCAGCTTGGCCGAAGTACCAGCCGTGCTTTCGAATGCGTCAAGGCGTGCGTTGTTTACTGCTACCGAATACTGGAGTGTCATTTTTCTGGCCTGGAAATGGTTTTGACTATTTTAACATTTTTGCTTGACGTGGATTTGGGCGGCCTATAGAGTCTACAAATCTATCAGGAGGGCAACAAATGCTTAACGAAACCAAAGGCATCAATTCATTCCCCAAGATTTGGGCGCTCGGCTCGAAATACGCACAAGGAATTTTCGATACTCGTGTCGAGATTACCGAAAAGATGGACGGCTCTCAGTTCGGTTTTAGCAAGCCGGCAGACGTTTTGATCGTTCGCAGCAAGGGCGCGGTTATTGACGCCGATGATCCGCAAAAGCTGTTCTCGAAATCAGTTGCGCATGTGAAGGCTTTAGAGGACATGCTTGATCCGCATCTCGCGTACTATGGCGAGGCTATTTGCAGCAACAAACACAACACGCTAACCTATGCGCAGACGCCAAAGAACTACATTGCGCTGTTCGCTATCTATAACCTTCTGCATCACGAATGGCTGCAATACGATGACATGAAGGCTGAGGCTGATCGATTGGCAGTCGATGTAGTTCCGCTGCTGTTCGCAGGTAACGCAGACGGTGAGCTGGTGCGCGGCCTAATCGGAAAAGAGTCTTATCTTGGCGGCTGCAAGGCTGAAGGTGTAGTGGTCAAAGCATTCAAGGATATTGAGATTGCAGGCGTGATGTATCCGATTCACTCGGCGAAGTTCGTAACCGAGGAATTCAAGGAGAAGCATTCTAATAACGCAGAGCTCCGATCAGGCAAGTCGAACACTCAAGAGTTTTTCGAGCAGTACAACACTACGGCTCGATTCGGCAAGATGGTGCAGAAACTTAAAGAGTCCGGAACTTATCAGGGCGAGACAAAGGAAATCGGCACCCTGATGAAGATGCTGAATCAGGATCTTGAGGAAGAATGCAAGGAGGAAGTAAAGGACGCGTTATGGGTTATGTTCCGAAAAGAGTTCATCGGAGCTGCTAGCAAGGGTTTCCCTGAATGGTACAAGCGCTCACTTCTAGAGCAAGCATAAAGAAAAGCCCCTATCTCAGGGGCTTTTTTCATTCCTCATCTTTCTCTTTCGGCGGACGACCGCGCCGAGGGGTTGCTACTTCTAGCGTCTTCTCTTCCACTGGCTTTTCAGGAAGCTCGCGCACATTAGGCTTTAGCGCTGGATGAAGGTTGTCAGTCTCAATGATGTCGCCAACCTTGACCGGATACCACGCAATAACTACTTCGTATTTCATTTTAATCTCCAAAGAAAAAGGGAGCCCGAAGACTCCCTTAATTTTATCACCTGAAGTTAGGCGAAGTTTGCACCGTAGAAGATGCCTGCGTGGCCGTCACCATCTTTCTTGACTTGCATACCCATGCCGGTCAGGATGCGGAAGTTATAGTTATCTTCCGGCAGTTGACGTGGGATCGGGGTAACGTTGGTAGCCATTGCGATGATCGGGCTAACGTATTGCTTGCTCAGGCTGATAGCCAGGAACTCGTTACCAACCAAGGCGTAGGTAGGCACGATTTCCATGCCGGCCAACCAAGGACCGATTGCAGTCAGCGAAGTACCAGCCAAAGCGCCGTTGACTACGTAAGGCTTCAGCAGGTTGCCGTAGATCTCGTAAGAGACGTACATGCGATCAACCTTAGTGACCTTGTTGGTGCGAACGGAAGTACCGAAAGCGCCAGTGGTCAGGAAGGCAGCCCACTGCTCAGCAGTAGCGGTGGTCAGATCGATGTTGGCGCCGGAAGCATCCAGATCGATTTTGACGGTGTTGCGGTGGTTCTTCAGGCCTTGACCTGGTTTGCCATCAACAACAATCTCAGCCGAACCGTTCAGCGCGTAGCTTACGAGAGCCTTGTTGTGTTTGATCAGCTTGGCGCGCTGGCTATCCAGAATCAGATCCAGACCAGCGTCACGCAGACCTACAACATGGCGCCAGTTAGCGCCGAAGCCGGATCGGAACATTGGTACGGGGTCGCCATCAGTGGCATAACCGGTATGGTCAAAGCCATGCTTGCCGTGACCAGACATGGTGATAACAACTTCATCAGCGATGTCGGTGCTGGTTACGTACTGACGAACAGTTGCGCCAATGGACTGAACCACTTGCACAGGTTGCAGGTATTCGAGGATCTCGTAACCGTCAGCTGCGCGGGTAGCCTCTACAACGGTGTTATCCACTGCGCGCCAGAAATCGGAAGGCAGGCCAGCGTTTGCGGCGAACTGGAACGAACCGTATTCGCGCTGCATGTTTTCTTGGCGAGCATTGAACGCGCCACGGTTATCGAGAACGTACTGCGCGTGTTCGCGCAGCTTCTCGTGTTGGAGCAAAGTATTTGCGGTGATAATCATTATTCAGACCTTACTTGACTTGTACGAGGACGTAATCTACGCCTGCCAGGGTTACAGTTTCCTTGGCGTAACCTACAGCTACGGCATCAGTGCCTGCGGTTACGGTGCCAAGACCTGCGGCGGTCAGATAGACGCGAACGCCTTCAACATAAGCACCAGCGGCGCAGCGGACGGCGAACAAGCGGCCTTCAGTGACGTAGTGGCCAGTAGCTGTTTCGCCGGAAGCAATCTGAGCATCAATTGCTTGGCCGGTGATGCTGTGCTCGTCCAGAATCCAAAGCTGAGTAGTGCCTGGGTCAACCAAGCCAGCTGCTGCAAACTTGCCAGCGGTCAGCTTAACGAAAGATCCAGCGTAGTTTGCTGCTGCCAGCACTGCACAACGGGTGTCGCCGTTGAGGTATGCGCCAAGGCTAGAACCGTCTTGGTTAACACGATGGTAACGAGTAGCCATTATTTAATGCTCCCGAAGTGAGAATCAACGGTTACTTTTTCAGCTTCGGCGTTTGTTGCTGGTGCGCCAGACAAGATACCTGCTGCGGTTTGAACGCTAGCAAACATTGCGTCCAGAGCTTCACCGGACAGGGCGTTTGCAACAACTTCGCCGTGTTTGGCAGCTACTGCGGCGCGCTTGTCTTTCAGGCCTGCCTCTGCGTTAGCTTGAATGGCGGTATTAGCAGCCAATACATCTGCTTTAAGCTTTTCGTTTTCGGCCTGTACAGAAGCGAGGGAAGCATTAGTAGCCTCAAGCGCCTTGTCTACGATGGCCTGAACCTGCTCAGGGGTCATATCTACTTCCTCGATTACGTTTGCCTGTACAGGCGGTTTAGTTTTGGTACTGAAATATTTTACCATAGCTTTCAAGTTAGCCATGATTGCGTTAGTTTTAACCTTGTACGACGTTTCAACAGTTACTACTTTCGATTCGCCAGTGAGGATTGGGTTATCGCCCTCATAGTGATAGTCGATAGTGTAAGTGCCTTCTGGTGTCACGTAGATAAGCGCACGATCATCGAAGTCTTGCACGTACGCGTAAGAGTCAGATGTTGCGAATCGCTCTTTGACTGCCTCAGACAGAATGGCAAGTTTCTCGCCGTATGAGTCGTCTAGGGCGTCTTCGTTGACGGTTGGAAGCACCGAGTTAATGACCGACTCGCAGTTAACCGCGATTGCAACCTCATCACCACCAGCGCCTTGCTCGTGAAAAAGGATTGCCAGGTGGTCATAGGACTGCTGAGTTGCGATCCAGCTATACGACTTGCCACGAGACTCGCCTTTGGCATTGACGCGAGCAGTCATCAATCCGGTAGACATGTGCACTGGATCTGGCTTAGCTGCACCGTTAACCTGATAATCCTCAGCCTTGCCAACCCAGTTAAGCAGCATCTCACCGTCCGGGTGGGACTTGGCAACGCGCTCGTTGATCATCACGTCAGCGAAGTACTCTTCGCCAGCCTGTCGCACGTTCTGAGC